CACATCGGTGAACGTCCTCGGCCCACCATCGGACCCGGCCGTGTGCGTCGTGACGATCTGCGGCTGGCTCGACCCGCCCACCGCCCCAGACGGTGCCGTCACCGCCGCCGTCGGCGGCTCCGCTACCACAACCGACAACCACACGTCGTAAATCGTCAGCGTGCCGCTGTAGCCATACTCGAAATAGTCCGTGTAAATCGTCGCGTCGCCCGCCCAGCCCGACACCGCAGCAGCCGACGTCGTTACCGTCGTCGCCGCAGCACTCGGACCCGGAGCAGCCGACCCCGCCAACTCCGCCCGCGCGCCCACGACAAACTGGGTGCGACGCCACCGCACAAACAGCTGCGACGATCGCACCACCTGCGACCCTGACGCCGGAGAGGCGAACCCGACCGCAAACTCGATGCCCCCGGCGTTGGACGACACCCACGTGCCGTCAGCCCCGTCGCTGATCCTGCCCCGGCTCGCCGTGCCGCCCGAACCGGTCCACGAACTTGGCCAGCCCAGGGCACTAGCCGACGACGGGCGAACAATGACGGTCGACATCTAGATCGGCCGCTTCCCGGCACGAACCTCAAGCATCAAACCACGCTCCCATTCCGAGCCGTCCATCCCATCGACCCCACCCGGCGCATCAGGCATCGACTCGATCGCCTCCCGCAGAGTGTCCAAATCCCGCAACCACTTCTCGAACGCCATCCTCAGACCCCGATCTGCGTGTACTTGCGCTGCAGCGAATCGAGAGCGTTGATCGTCCGGCTCACCCTGGACATCACCCCGTCGAGGTTGTCGTTGACGAACACCGACACGTGACGGTTATCGATCTTGTTCAACAACCGCTCTAGCTCCTCGACCGACATCTTGGCGGTCTTCGTGTCCGCCGAAACGTTCGTGTTCACCGTTGGCTGCACCGACCCGAGCGTCGCAATGTGTCCCTCGATCGCTTTCCGCAGCGGTGATCCAGCATCCAGGGACGCTGCCGTCCGTTGAAGCGACTGCACCAACAACGCCTGCTTAGCGTTGCCGTCCAACGCCATGTCGTTGGCCTTCGCCTGATCCTCTGCCAGTCGCTGTTGCGCATCAGCCAACGCCAAAGCCGCACGCTCAGCGTCCCGCTCCGCCCGTGCTTTCTCGTCCTGGGTTTTCGTTGCATCAGCAGCGACCGCCGTCTGATTGGCGATCGCCTCCTTCAGCCGGTCCTGCGCATCAGCCACAGCAAACGACGAATCGATCGCCGCCCGCTCGGCCGACAACTTCTCCTGCATCGCCTGACGGGCACGGTCCGTCGCGTCGGCCTGATCCTTCGCCGCCCTCGCAGCCTCAGAGGTCGCCTTGGCGTTCTCCTGCGCCGCCATCGCCGTATACCGCTGAGCCTCCGCATTGCGCGCCAACTCCCCCGACGCCTGCGCGACAAACCGCCCAACGTCGAAATCCGACGTCATCCACCCGCCGATCGCGTCAACCACACCGCCTACGACGTTGGCGACGCCTGACAGCACATCAATCAACGGCCCAACGGCCGCCACCGCCGCGTCAATAATCGGCGTGACCAACTTAAACGCCGTCGCCAACAACCCGCCGACAGCCTCAGCCAGCGGAGCGACGGCCTCGGCCATCTTCGACATCTTCGACGCAGCCTCAGCAACCACCGGAGCCAACGACTTCCCCAGCGTCAACAGCAGGCCCTCGCCAGCGTCCATCAACCCGTCGAACGCATCACGCACATTGCGGGCAGCCTCGACGTCCTTGTCGCCCAACACCTTCGACGGCTGCACACTCTCCAGCGCCGCCTGCAGCGCCGGGGCACCCCCAGCGATCACCTCGGACATGTCCTGCCACGACTTGCCAAACATCGCCTGCGCCGCCGCCGCCCGCTGCGCCGGATCTTTCATTTTGTTCAGCGCATCGATCGCCTTAACAAACGTAGCTTCGGCATCCATCGTGCCGTCTTTCGCCTTGACGATCTCGACGCCATACTTCGAGAAGGCGTCAGCGTTACCGCCCAGCGTCTTGGCGAACTTGCCCATCGCCCCAGCGGCCTTATCGGCCCCGATGCCCAGATCCCCAAACACCTCGATGAACCGAGACGACGACTCAGCCGACATGCCCGTCGCATCACGAAACTTGCCGACCGACAAACCGAGATCCTTAAAGGCCGTTACGGCCTTCACCGCCACCACGCCAACCGCAGCGACGCCCGCCGCACCGATCGCCGCAGCACCAGCCGCCGACCCGAACTGCGACTGCAGCCCGCCCAGTCCGGCTTTGAACTTGCCGGTGATCCCATCGGCGTCAGCCATCTTCGACCGGACCACCCCGAGCCGATCACTGAAACTGCCCGTCGCCCGGTCTGCGTCATCCGTCGACTTCTTCAGGCCGGACGCATCACCGAGGAACCGGATCAGGAAAGAACGCACAGAATCAGCCACCGGTCACCCCCTTCACTGCGTCCGCTCGAAGATCGCCTGCAACGCATCCATGTAGACGTTCTTGATCTCAGGCGTCGTCTCCCTGATCGCTGGCCAAAGGAAATAGCCAGCGTCCGTGCTGTTACCACGCCACGGCCGGAACTGGTTCCATCCATGCCACGTTCCACGTCTGGTGTTACGCAACTGGCCGCCGTAAGCGCCGAACTCGGCACCCATCGCACCACCGAAACCGCCGCCGAAACGCAGACCGCCGCCAGCCGAAACCGACGCAGGCTTCAGCGTCTGGGCCGCTCGCTGTTCCAGCTTGGTTGACGCCCGGCCTTTGGCCGCAGGGATCACGATCTCGGCGGCGACCTTCCGGCCTGCCGACTTGATCTCCTTCGCCCCCTCTGAGTCACCCAACGCTTTCAGCGTCCGGCGTAACTCGTTCAGGCCATCAACCTGGATGCGGTCAGGCATCGCCCAGCACGTCTAGCCGCTCCTCCAGAGCGTGCACCTCGCGGCGGTGGATTAGCCAATAGCCGAACAACTCACCGAGCTTCTGCGGCTCATCGTTGCCGCAACGCATCATCGTCAGCTCAATCAACCGGCATTGGGCACGCCCAGCGGTCAACAACAGACGCACCCCGGCTGCCTCGTCAGCGATCGTTGCCGTTGCCATCAGGGTGCACTATCCCCGTTGATCAACGTGACCTTGACCGCCGTCGGGAAAGATGAGGTCTTCACGAAACGAAACGGCAACGACTGCTTCAGAATGTCCGGCCCATCAACGGTCGGCGTGTCGCCATCGAAGAACACGCTGCCCTCAACCTTCAACTGTGCAGCAGCGCCAGCCGTAAACAACAGATTGAAATCAGCGATCGTCCCGTTGACGAACATGCCATAGGCCGTCATCGACATGAAGTCACGGGACAGGCTGCCGCCAAACTCACGCTTGCCGTTACGCACCGCCAGCGCAGGCGTCCCCGACTGCGTCGCCTTATGCACCATGTGCCCCGTCCGCAGACTGTTCTTGAAATCCAGATCTACCGAGTCAAACTCGAACTCGGACCCCGCCAACTGCAACGACCCATGCACGAACGTGAACGGCACATACGACGCCGGATACACCGGAGCCACCAGCACCGGACCGACCGGAGTCGTCACCGACGACCGCTCATCCATCCCAGCGAAATCCCACGACGACTGCACAATGTCGCCAGCCTTCGACGAGATCTTCGCCCCAACGATCTGCATCCCGAGGTAGGTGAACGGGTTGGCCACACCGTTCGTGGACGGCTTGGCGATCTGCACCGTCATCGTCTCCTCGACCAAATCACCCGCCGTGAACACATGCGTATACGGGCCAGTCCCGGTCGTCGTCACCGCCCCCAGAAGATGCTTAAACAAGATGCCCGTCGCTTGCGGTGCTAGCTCATGCTCGACACTCCCAGCAACAGACCGGCCCGCTTCGATCGGTGCCGGGTCAAACTCCGAACACCCACGCAGACCCTTCGACACCAGATAGGTCTTGGAGAGCTTCAGCCCCTCCTTGACATGCTCGATATGGCGAGTCGGTGCGGTGTAGGTGCCAGGCACCGTCTCCACCCCGTACCCGATGCTGGAGCACAAACCGCTACCCATAGCCATCATTCACCGTCCTTGTTCTTGCCCTTGGGCTTGTCCTCGACCGGCACGAAATCGCCAGACAGCACAGCACCATCCGGCAACTCACCGACCTCGATCACACCGCCAGGCTCAACCACCTGACCGTTCACCTCGACAGCCTCCAACGGGCCGACATACCGGTACTTGCCCATCGGGCCTCCTTGCTAGATCCGTGCGTTGATCCCGACCGGGATCTCCACCTGACCGACGTAGCCCTCACCGGACGGCCACACAGCGGGCCGAACCTGGGCAACACCGATCTGCCAAACATGGTCAGCCAAACCCGCAGGCCGACCCTCCACCGTCGCTGCTTCACGAAGCACCGACTCGATTACCTCGGCCAGCGACTCCAGGCGGCACGCAACCTCCAGCGCCGTCAGCCCCGGCGTCAACACCGACGCCACCACCGGCACACGAAACGACTCGTTCTTGGCGTGCGCCCCAAGCGCAGCCCAATCCTGATCTGGTGAGTCAATGATCGGCACGACTACCACGGACACGTCAGTCGCCGCCAGATCGGCGGGCGGGGTGAACGGGTCGCCCAGCCACACCCCGACTCGTGACGCACCCGGCCACGACGGCCACGCCTGCCACGACAACAACTCAGTCAAAGCCCGCCACGTGGCGAACGTCATCGTCGCCATCAGCCGATACCGAGCCGGTCGAACGTCCAACCGTTGACGATCTCGTTGACCTCAGGGATCGCCGTGTGAGCGCCCCTGACGCCGGGGGTGACGAGCACCGCAGACCATCCGGCCTCGGTGCTCGTGTAGCTGATCGCATTCTCTGGCAGCCCGCCGCCCTTCGACCTGGCGAGTACCTCACGACACAAACGCATCGCCGCTGCCTTCAGATCCGCAGGCGGTGCATCCATCCCGTACTCGACAGTGACCCGCAAGCGGCCAGCACCCCAACCGCCACGGATCACACCGCCAGCACCGACCGACACCAGCGACTCATCCAGCACCGCATCCGCCGCCCCAGCGACAACCACCGAGACAGCCGACACCGAACGCACGTTGACCACCGGGAGGATTGCCACGCCTGCGACGACATCGACAACAAATGTCTCCGTGCGAGGCGTGAACACCCGGCCCGTCCACCGGTCAATCCTCGACTCGACCTGCCCCCTGGCGACCTCAATCAGATCGTCGGGGAACTGCACCGAGTCCACGACCGACTTCTCGGCAGCACGCAACTCTGCAGGCGTGAAATACGGGTCGGACACAGCAGGTCAGCCCTTGCGGGATTCCTTGGCCGAAGCCTTCGCCGTGGTTGTCTCCTTCACCGGCGCAGCATCAGCCGCCACGTTCCCGTAGTGCTCGACCTGCGCAACGGTCACAGCACTTGCACGCTGCCCTGGTGCGATCACCGTCAGGCCAGCCTCGGGGGAACTGGTCACGAGCTTGCCCGCATTCAGATCCCACCAGATACCGGACTCGACAACGTCGCCTTCCTTCACGTTGATAGCCATGCTGGCTCCTTTCTCTCGGGAGCCAAGAGGGCGTCACCCGAGTTTGTCTGGCGGCACGTGGCCGTACCGCTCAACGATTTCCCTGGCCCATGCAAGAACCTCTCGGGCGCTGGCACCCTTCGGCTGGTGGGAAACCCACAGCTCCAAGTTCTCTGGTCTGTTGTCCGACTTCACACCGTTGATGTGATGGACGTTTTCGCCAGGCAACAGCGCACGCCCAAGCTTCTCGGACATCACGAATGTGTGCTCTTGAAGCGTGCCGTTGGCGTAGGCGTTCGGATGTCCTGGCTTGCGGACCCAGTAGTAACCGGACTTCATCAGCCACCGCTGCTTGCCCTTGCCATTGCCAGCTTTGAGTTGGATGGTTGCGGAGCCCGGATCACCCGACCTCAACACCCGTCGATAGTGCGGGTCGCAATAGGTGCCACCCTTTGATACCCGATCGCATCCCACCACTGAGCACGGGGGCGGATTCCGCTTCGGTGGCGGGCCGATCGTTCCTGACGGTTCGACTGCTCCCTTGGAGTACCACCAGCGCATGTAATGCGCTCGGCACCAGCCCCGGCTTCCGTCTGCCGGACGATCACACTCGATCACCCGGCAGACGGATTCGGTTCCTCGTTTCATCACGGAACAGTATCACACCACTCCGTTGAATTGAGAGGGCTTCAGCTAGTTTGCCCCATTGAACGTAACCTTGGCGATGCCGTTGGCGGCAAAGACGGCCAGACCCAAACGGCACTCCAACAGCAACGTCAGGATGTTGCTGGTGAAGTTCGACGCATGACTGTCCGTCATGTACGCCGTCACCTGCTGACGATCCAAGATCGCCACCGCAGTCGAATCAATCAGCAACACAGTCCCAACGGCCACAGCCATCGAGTGCACCTGCCGCAAGCCCCACGCCGTCGGGGCGGGACCATCAGCCAGCGACATCACCGAATGCAGACCGGCAGTCGCAGCGTTCGACAGGTCGAACACTTCAGCATCAGCCGGGTTGAGCACGATGAACTCGGGCACCGCTTCGACATCTTCCATCAGGCGGATCGCACGACGGATCGAGATGTAGCGGGCCTCGGCTGCTCCCGGTGCGTAGACGACGCCGGCACGGTTCGTCAGGCCGTTCAGGTCCGGTGCAACACCGGACCCGCCAACAACCTGCTTGTCAGCGTTGCGCTTCACCGAATACCGCAGACGACCGTCCAGGTAGGACTCGATCTGCGCCAGGTCAGCG